GAAATAAAGGAACGCAATCGACCATTGAACTCTTGATATAGAGTGTCAATCCCGATTCGTTCCTTAACGAATGATTCATCTAATATTTGTTCGAGCATCGACTCTCCTGAACGTTTGAATAAACGATGTAATGTTAATAGTCGACCGTCTTCTTCACGTTCAGAATAGATATGTACATAGTCTATACCTTCTTTTTTCTCTTCTTCAAGTTGTTCCAATTCATATACTAAATCATATCCTCTTTTGTCGTCATGAGGATAATATACGTTACGTTCTTTGAATTCAATCTTGATTTGTCCGTTGACCATTGAAGGTACAGCAACAATACCACCGTCAATCTGTAGTTGTGTGATGTTCATCTTATGATCAATTTTTGAATTCTTTACTATCTGGTCAATCGTTTCTTGTTGTAAATCGATGACTTCACTATTGAATGAGTTATCTGTCGTACCCTCAATCATTTCTGTTTGTTCTACTGTTGATAATTCAGCAGGTATATCTTGTGATGTGTGATTTGATTTAACCTTTCCAATCCCACGCGATACCAATAATGCAGGTGTATCAACAATAATCTTACAGATATTCAGCATCAAGTATGGCGTTCTCACATTCAATGTCTTTGCTTTGTAGTCACCATGTTCAAGTACGTCAATGATTTCTCCATTCTCAATCAAATTGATTGCTCTAGGGAATAACTGACTATGTTTGCCGTCGTATAACTGTCGATAGTAATACATATTATCATGTAGCTTTATAATTGATTCTTTATCGAACTTTGTCCAGTCTCTCATGTGTTCCTCCTTTACCATGCGTTTGTTGTAATTACTCTTGCACTTTGCTTTTGACCAAATCTATTTAAGGCTTGTGTCATTGCATCCACCTGATCATCGTGTTTACCATTCGGGAATACTGACGCTTCTTCAACCAAATCACTAGTAAAAGGTGCATTCATCGGAAGATAAACATTACCCGCTTCTAGATAAGGTGTAATTGCCTGCGCTCTTACGACTTTACCACCTTCAGGATTGACAGGTATGATACCGCTAATCTCTCGTTTAAGTGTTGAAATTACAGCAGGACCATTCGCTTTATCCTCAATCAGTATTGTTCTTATGCGCGGATATTTCTTTGCAAGTGAACGTACTGCTTGAACTGCTGAAGGGAAATCCATTTTGCTTCTTACTTGATCCAATAGATACATATCAGCACCAACCTTCCCCCATACTTGACCAACAACATAGTCAGATGTATCGGCATCTTTAAAAGTTAAATCCCAGCTTATCAACTGATTATCAAATTTAGATGGTGGTGCTGAGTAGTACTGCCACCACTTACGGTTGAACAATGTACCTTCGCCTGGTGATGGACGTTGCTGATAAAGAGATGCCCATGTCTTACTGCCAACTTCTCTTTCCTTTAAGTCAGCCCATGATTCATCAAATCCGAGTTCAGGACATAATGCTTCGCCTTCTTCTCGATTAAGTAAATCGTCTTCATCTTCTGCAATTGCAGGCAATCTTAATCTCGTCCATTTGTATGGACTCTTCTCCAATAACCGGCCTATTAAATCATCTTCATGCCATCTTGTCATAACTACGATAACTGATGCACCTTTGTGCAAACGCGTTGATAATGTAGATTCCCATTCAGACCATATCTTTTCTCTAATCGTTGGTGATTGAGCTTCTTCGTTGTTTTTTATTGGATCATCTATAATCATCAGGTCTGCACCTTCACCAGTAATAGAACCACCGATACCAGTTGCAATCATACCACCTCTTAAACCAGAGATACCCCAGTTGTTAGCAGCACTCTTTTCTTCCGATATCTTAGTACCAAATATGCGTTGGCCAAACTCTTGCAACTTATTCCGATTAAGCCGACCGAACTTTCTAGCAAGACTATCAGAATACGCTGAAGCGATAACTCTTTTTGTTGGATTTTTCCCAATAAAAAAAGACGGAAATGATTCCGTCACAGTCATTGATTTACCATGTCTAGGTGGCATCTCAATTAAAATATATCTTTGTTCGCCATCTGCAATAGGTTGTAATGCGTTGCAAATGAGCTCTGTATGTCTGTAATGTTGGTATGAACCATGATGGACAGTTACTACATAATCTTTAAAGTATCTTCTTGATAACTCTAACTTTGCTTGATGTGCCAGTTCTTTCTTTTGTTCAGCAGTCAGGTTCATTTAACCACCGCCTAGCTTTGCAATGTTTCTGAGTTCCTCTTCTGATAAGTTGTTTAACTGATTAACATTGTTCGTTATCTCACCACTATGTTCAACATCACGTTTATCTCGCCACTCATTAGGCTTTCTATTCTTTAACCAGAATATTTGCGCCGTTGTATCAGGTGGTACTTGTTTAACAACCTTCTTTACTTCTTCACCATACTCATAGGTTATTTCTTCAACTTCATAGCCTAGTGCCCTTTTTAGTAAAGCATTCTCAACTTGTCTGTCGATTACTTCCTTGCCTCTTTTTAGGGCATGTAAAATCGGTAAATGTTTATCAGTCCAGTTGTATAAAGTTTTGGTACTACAACCAATATTATTAGCTATTTGGTCGTTGGTTAAACCATCCATCGCCCAACCTTGTATCTTGGTTAATCCTTCGTCCGTTAACCAGTCTTTTACATTAACTCGTGCCATTTCATCTATCACCTTCTCTATCCTAATTGGTCTAATTATTTGAAAAATAAAAAAAGATATCTGATTAGATATCTTTCACATCATGTCCATATTCATTAAAATTCATATCCAAAAATTCAATGCCATTTTTCGTTAACGTCGTCTTATCTGCGTTTATATATCTCTCTTTGTAGAGTTCAAACAAAAACTGATTTCTAATTTCTCTTTTAGGAATATAATCTTCAATTTTTAAGTCTGCCATTTTTAAATAATAAAGTGCTTCAACTTTTGTTTTAATATTGTAATTTATTTCATCCATCGTCTTCATCCCCTTTCTCTTTATACCTTAATAATACAAAAACCACCTAGAAAATACTAGATGGTTTCCAAATATAACTGAAAGGAGAACACTCATGGCAAAAGTAGTTCAAAGCCGTAAGGCAGTGCAATGCGTGGTACAAACTTCACAGTTTGTTTGATTGGAAAGTACTACGCACCGACCTACCTCACATTGTAAACTAAAGATTTATATCATGTCACACAACGAAAATATGTAAGTTTAGTAAATTTGTAAATGGTTATAAGTTCTTCAATTTTTCAGCGACATCTTTATATGGAAAATATTCTTTATTATCAAGATAATTAAGTGCCTGTAAATATATATCCTTACTATAAAGCCATACTGTTCTACCAAGTAGTTCATCTTTAATAAAATTTGATTTTAAAAGTAAACAATCGCCTAAAATAGCTGTAGAAACGTCGGTAATTTCCTTAAATTTTTTATCATCTCTATTTTTTGTCTTACTGATTAAAATTCTTGCATTACTTTCCATAATGTCTACTTGTTCTTTGACGAATTGTCTCTCTTTTTCTCCAACAACCTCATCTTCACGAAACGAAGCAGATAGAGGATGAGAGATATAAAGAATGTGTGTTAATGCACTAATAACTTCCCTTTCTTCTATTTCTTCTTGTAAGGTTATTCTACGTTCTTCCATCATCATTGCTTCTCTATGATTATTATTCATTACATAAATAGCTACTGTTGCAGCTATTATAATACCTAGTAAACTGAAAATACTTGATAATATTGCAAGAGCATTCTTCAATTTAAGATCAAACATATCTATAAAAGCATTAAATATAATGAAATATGTGACTATTATTAATGAAATTAACAACACACCCATTAAAAACATTCTAATTTTCTTTTCCATGCCCTCACCCTTTTTCTTCTAATCATACAAAATCCCCCTAGCTTTAACTAGAGGGAATCTTCTAATCTTTTAATATTTCTGCAATTTCATTAACTACCTGGTGTATTCTTTGTGGCGTAAGTCCTACAGTTTTACTGATTAATTCAAAAGATGCACCTGAAAGTACTTGATTGAAAATCATAGCCTGTCTTTCATTTGTGACTCTTTCCCATCGATTCTGAATATATAATACCTTTTGTTCGTACTTCGCTATCACGCTATCCTGTTTCATCAATCTTTGAACTTCTCTTAATACTGGATCAGATGT